TTTGATACTTGGCCATACAGGTCTCCTTACTACTGTCACCACAGTCTGTAATTAAAAGAGTAACCTATATATCCTGAATGAAACAGAGGGGAGGTTTTGCCAGATCAATAATTCATGAAAATTTATTACTTAATGTTGTTGCATGCTGATTTCAAAGTATTTTCTTTGATTTCAAATCGCCTTGGGGGCGTAACGGGGGCATGTTAGCCAGAATTCTCTTGTTTATGATGGCAACCTGGTCCTTGTCCATATCACCGATCCACTTCGCGTAAACCTCATAAACCATCCTTGAATCCTCATGGCCCATCTGAGTTGCAATAAAGGAAGGGTTTGCCCCAGCAGAAAGCGACCAGCATGCGTAGGTGTGTCTGGACTGGTACGGATGCCGGTTACGAACGCCCGCACGACGTAAGCCATTCTTCCATCCATAGGATATAGAATTTTTCGAATAGTAGCCGACCTTTCTTGTCGATCGACTCGATGGAACGAATACTGGTCTGATAACCTGCATTTCAGTTTTACCATGCTCACGATGGTGATAGACGATCTCGTGCTGCGGCAGATGGCCTGTACTTTCGTACTGTATTTTCAGTGCATCCAGAGCTGGCTGGAGCAGGGTAATTGTCCTGATCCCTGCATCCGTTTTAGGCGGTACGAATAAGCCTTTCCGGGTTAGGTTCCGAGAGACATGAATCTCTCCATTTAACAGGTCAACATCTTCCCATGCGAGAGCGCAGAGTTCACCGTGCCTTAGACCGGTATGAATAGCCACAATCCATAAAAGCGAGTGCTGTTTAGACAGGTTAGCGATGAATGCTTGGTATTCGTCAAATGTAAGAGGATCAGGAGTTCGTTTCGATACCTTTAAAGTAGATATGCCTTCGTATGGGGTATGAGATATGAACTGGCTGCGGTGAGCTATTCTGAGCATCTCTTTTAGAACGCTCATTAGAGTATTTACGCGTGCTGGTGAGCGGCCCTGCTTCTTAAAATTCGGTAAACCGGGATTCACCACCTCACCAAACAACAGCTCGCGACGATATGAAAGTATGTCGGCGTTCTGTATGTCAGTTAAGGCTGTCATGTCGCCAACAACGCGCCTGAGTGTGTTTACCGTTGATCGGATCGTGAGCATGGTGGCATGAGATACCTCCAGAGCCTTTGAGTCAGTAAAGAGCTCGCATAATTCAGCAAAAGTGTTTATCCGCTTCGTGGTACCGAATTTGCTTAAAGCCTTTGATTCAGGAAAGCGAGCTGCGTAATCGAAATTACCCATCTGAATTTCACTGACTATCATTGCCCTCAGATTGCCAGCTTTCTTAATATTGCTGTTGTTCACCAGCCAGCCGCGAAGAACCTCGCGGCATCTCACGCCACGATAGTAAAACGTGATGCGGATTTTTCCGTTATGTAGCTCTACGCCGGTAGGGAGATTCATCAGATATCCTGCACTAACTGGTTTATTTTAGGTAGGTTGTACCAGAGCAATCCTTTGGAATTGTCGGTTTGCCCCTGGGCTGTAAGATGCTTGAAATGAACACCTTCAACCCACAGCTTCAGTCGGTAATTTTTGATTTGGCCTTCTGTGAGACCGGTTCTTTCGGTGAGTCTGGCTTCAACAACCCACTCTTCATTGAAAATGACCTGTGCCATAGATGACTCCTGGCAACCGGCGTGAGTATACCCACGTCTGTTGCGTCGTGTTGATTATTCGAAATCAGGTAAAAAGAGGCCCCGACGAAGCGGGGCATGCACATTTTTAGAAAATTATTTGGGTAAATCCAATATCTGCCGATATGTTAGGAGTTATATTTTAGGGAACGACATCCATGAAAAGAAAGCATTTGCTGCTGTTTGTGCTTTTAGCATTGGCCCAATGTAGTCATGCTCAAGAACAATACAATTTTGAAGATGTAAAACCTGCAGTTATTGAATTCTTCAAGCGCGGGGCAGGGAATCCTGATGGCTGCGATGTGTTCAAACAACAACTAGCCAAAAATCCTGAAGATGAGCAAGCAAGGAAAATGATGATTGGTTTTTGTGACAGTGACTTAGATACATCTAAGCCAGTAACTTTCACAGAAATGTCATCGCATAGCTCTGAAGGGCATCCATATGTTTGCGGCATCATATCTGGCCAGACACAACTAGGCCGAAAAATAGGCGCGCGTTTTATTGCTGCCGAACCATATCATTTAGTGCTGGGCTTCAAGTATTCACGACGACCGATAGCTTACGCAACGGATGATGGTTTTTTGGTCGATGAGTTTCGTTCTCAGCTGAAAGCCTTCAACGAGCTATATGCAAAAGCATGTAAATGAATTAAATCCCCCTCTGCTTATTCCTCAATTCGATAACACTCTGGCACTCAGCGCACGTCTGACAGCCGGGAACGGCAGCGCGACGCGGCGCCGGGATATCCTCGCCGCATTCAGCGCAATGCTCAGCTGACACGGCATTACGGTCGATGCGGTGAGCGGAAAGGGCAGCGTTACGCTGAAGCTCTTCAATCTCTGCTGCGGTATCGATGATGTCGGCCATTGTCAATGCTCCCGGAACTGTCGGTTAATACGGTTGAAGGTGAACGCCAGCAATAAAAAAGGCCGCGATAGCGACCTGGTTATTAGTGCCTTGATACTGGCGTTGTCTGTTTCTGGCGTCATGCGGCCTCCCTGCGGGCGAGAAGTTTCGCTCCGAAAGCCATAAGCTCGTCCCGGTCCACAGTTGCGAAGTGGCAGTGTGTACGCGGGTACGGTCGCCAGATGATAAGCATCGAACCTTTGTTATTTCCCGATACTGGCTTGCCGGTGACCGGGTTGATAAATGCCAGCCGCCCGGCGGTGATGAGGCGAACCTCGCTGGCGGTCTGGATAGCCTCCTTAAACCAGCCAAACGAAGTGTCTGCTGGTACCAGCATCACCGTGCCGATCTGATTGGCGCTCTCGGCTGCAGCCTTTTTAACGAACGGTGTGATATCGCTGTATGGCGGGTTCAGCCAGACGTAGCCGGGAATGCTCAGGTAATCAGCCCAGGGCGTTTCCAGCGTGTTCTGCTCGGCAGTGATGAACTTCCGGCACAGCGCGTTATGCGGCGCTGCTGCGGCATCCAGCTGGAAGCAGAACTCAGCATCAAGGGAAGCGAACAGCGCTGGTGGAGTGCGCCATAGGTCGCGCTGATCCGCTGGCGTGTTGCTGCCGGTGTAATCAGTCATGCCGCCTCCCGTCTGCGTGCCAGCAACGGACCGTCGTTTCCTGCGTTAAAGCTTTCAACCATCGCGCGGCAACACGCCGGACAGCAGCTATAAGTCCTTTGCGGCTCTCCGTCGAATTTCCAGTAAGAGGAACGCATAGACGCGGAGAACGTGCCGCAGATATCGCAATGAAAGGCTCCCGTTTCCAGAACCCTCATTAGCTGAGGCTCGGAGAGTTCGAACTTTCTGGCGATAACCGCATGCTCAAGGCCGGCATCAAGCAGGGCTTCAATCAGCTGCAGATCGTCGATGGTTAATTTCCCGCAGCGGTAAAGACCCATGCTGCTGGCTTTCATCTGGATAGATGCTTTGGTGCGCTGTAACGTTGCGCACAGTTCATCCATATCCATGTACAGATAAGTTTTGGACAAAAAAATGGCCTGAGATTCAGGCCAGGGCATTGAGTGCATCTGCATTGTCATAACTATTCCTCAAGGCTTTTCGCCAGGATAACTTTGACGAGCCGCTCAGCAGCCGATTTCTGCGCCGGAACGGAGGCAATGATCGTTGGACGGTCTTTTTCGGCATTCACACAGACGCCACCCCATCGCGAAATCAGGAAGAAGTCTTCCATCTCAGAGGAGCCCGCACTGCTCGCCAGTTCCTCAATCATCTGGACGATATCTACGATTGAGTGGTCAGCCATCAGCCGCTGAACGGCATAGCCGAAGGCGTTAATCATCACTGCGTGGAACTGAATGTAGTCGCGCTTGTAGTCTGCCTGGCTGGTTCCGTGGCGAATCGCCTCGATCTGCGTCAGGGCCAACCAGGCCTCCCAGATAGATTCGATGTCGCCCATTTCCAGCGGCTTACTGCCCGCGTTGGCAAACTTGGCCGTCGCGTCGCTAAGCGCCTTGAAGCTCACCCACAGCTTACTTTTCGCCGGAACGACGTCGTGCTCGAAGTCTGTCACCTCTGCGAAGGTGTCGTGCTGAGACAGGAACGTCACCATCCCCTGGGCAACATCATTACGCCCGTCATAGGCCATGTTGATCGCAGCGGAAGGTTTCGAGACGTTGTTATTGATATCGGAGAAGAACTGCTGGCGCGCCTTCAGCGGCAGGTTATGCGTCAGCATCAGCGGGATGCTGATTGGCTCTCCGTAAGTCCGGCAGAACTCAGCTAACCCGGCGGCGCGGTGCTGGCCGTCGAACAGCTTGATCACTGCATCCATAGGGAAGCGTGCGACGCCCACATTCGTATTGCCGAACTCTTCAAACTCAATATCCGCGTCGCAGTTGCCTACCAGCGGCGGGATGATGAAGGGCTCTTTATTTTGGTATGCATTGACGAGGTACTGGTAGAACTTCTTCACCCGAGCCTGATTGATTTCTCGTTGCGATCGCTCGAGTGTGCTGCCGTGATTATCAGACGCAAGAATGCGTGTAAGCGCCCGGGCAGGGGCTGTGATCATGTAAGTCACCGTGCCACCCTGCGTGCCGCGCGACGCCGGAAACTCGAAGAAATAATCGCCTACTTTGCTCATGCCGCCTCCTGCCTTTCCCGATATTCCTCAGCTAGCCGCTGCGCCTTTAATGGATTGCTGACCACTTCACCCCATGGCATTAGCCAGCCGTTACCAATGAAGGGAAGGCACAGTGTGCCAACCATGATGTCGTCGTGAGCGTGAGTCATAGGATGGACTCCATTTCGTCGATGTAGAGGCCTGCGGCAATCAGGCGGCGACGGCGGTCGGCACGTTCAATGCACTCCTGCCGTCTACCTTCCTGTGATTGCTCAATGGCGCGCCGGGTGAACAGCCGCGATTTACCCTGCGGTGTTACGACCTTCGGCTTTGTGACCAGGTCGAATGTCCTGTCGCAGATACCGTCTTCGTTGAGCCATTTCTCCGACTCAACTATCTGCGCTATCTGTCCGGTGCCGCGGGTAATGCCGTTGGCTACCCGGTTGAACTCAATGAGCGATACGCCAAACTTCTCAGCGATTTCGCTGCCGGTTACCGGGCGGCCGCGCGTCTGAATCATCCAGATAACGCGCTCACGGAGGCCAGAGAATTGCCCGGTTCGCCCGGGCCTGCGGTAGAAGGGTGTGCGTTTCATTCGAGCTCCAGAATGCGGAGCTTCGTGTCCGCAACAAGTTCGAGGAAGTCTTTTCGGCGTGCGCGAAGCCGGGCTATTTCTGTTTCACATTCAGCAGCTGTAAGGCGATAAACGATGAGCTGCTTACCGTCCGGGAAGTCTGAGCAGTAGCTGATGAAGTCCACCCAATCCCTGCCAGAGCAATCAAGGTGACCGACCAGTTGCCATCTGTACGCCGGATCGAAGGAGCCGCGGGTGAGGGTGGAGTAGTGAGTGGCGGCAATGACAGACTTAATTTCAACGAGCCCGTCCTGGCCAACGAGGCCGTCGGGGCTGTCACCGTACGTTTCGTGATCAAAGAACCCGCCGTTATCCACGTCGACGAAGTTCATCTCTTCGTACAGCATGCGGGCAATTGGCTCCTGTTCGTGCCCGCGCTCCATGTGCTCGTTTGAGAAGCCAAACTCAGACTTGCACCCCTTAATTTGCTCAAGCGCCAACTGAAGGGCGTAACGCTTGGCTGGTTCGCCAAAAGCCTTCCCATCGTTAGCCATGATCAGGCCGAAGTTTGAAGCGGTGGCCTTACCCAGGCGAAGAGCATCCCACTCTTCACCATTTTGCTCGACGTCGTGCCAGATCATGATGAACACTCCTGCTCAAGCTGGCGGCGATGTTCTGGAGAAATGTCCATTCTCGCCAGCACTGCATCAAGGTTGCCATCGCGTTTGAAGGCTGCCTTGGCGTTATTCCAAGCTTGCGTTTTTTCCGGCGAAAGCACCGGCTTTGTGACGCGCGCCGGGCTTAAGCGGAGACCTTCAACCGATTCCTTTCCGAATCGGACATTCTTATCGACGTAGACCGTGACCTTCACGCCAACCCAATCTTCAAGGAATGGCGATCCAGTAATGCTTTTCAGCATCTTGCTGTTGGTGGCATTCAGAATCATCGGCTTGAGCTTTTCGCCTGGGCGCAGCTCGCGCTCTTCAAAATAAGCGGTGTTAAAAACGTCTTTGGATTTTTTTGTTTTGTCGTTTTCTAACGTTGCCCGGGCGATCGTCAGCACCGTAGGCTCAACGATGTCGGCGCTGCTAAGGTATGGAGAGTCAAAAGCTTTTCGGTAGTGAGTTTTAGATTCAGACATTTCATGCATCCTTAAAACGGGCAGCCGGTACGGTGTTCCCAGTCGTATTCCGCCTGGGCGTAAGCAACTGCCGAAATGAAATCGTTGTAGACCTCGCCAGCTTTATCGCTGCGAAGTCCTTCGTATGGGCTGGAGTCAATCGGGACCGTGAAACGGAAGAGGCCGGACGGCTCTTTTGGCATCATGTCGATGATTTCCCGAGCACGGTCGCCGATCCACTTCTCTTTCTCGTCCTCGAGCTGCTGCTGAGCCCAGCGCCGATCTTCGATACGGTCATAAGTGAGGAATGCGTTCATGGTTGCCTCAGTAATGGATTTTCGCGCAGGGGATCAGGTCATCTTTCAGAGCGGTGAGCACTTCGATAGCCTGTTCGCGGGTTAAGCTGGTATGGCTGGTGAGCGCGTTAACGATGTTGGTGCCGACCGTCTTGCGATGCTTCACGTCAGCTTCCCGCTTTGCCTGCTCGTCGGCGATGCGTTTCTCTTCGGCCAGGCGTTTCTCTTCTGCCTGCCTTGCCTTCAGGCGCTCAGCTTCAACCGCCGCGGCTTTTTCGCGTTCCGCCCGGGCTTCTGCTTCCTGTTTCTCGCGTGCCGCACGCTGCTCTGCTTCGATGCGCTGGCGTTCAGCCAGTTCTGCACGTGCTTTCTCTTCAGCTTCACGGCGCGCCGCGGCTTCAATCTCCGCTTTGTGCTTCGCTTCGGCATCGCGGCGGGCTTGCTCTGCCGCTTCCTGCTTGATGCGCTCTTCGTGCTCGCGTTGAGCCTGTTCCGCCAGGCGGCGCTGCTCTTCGCGGTCACGGTCGAAATCCTTGTTCATCAGCAGAGCCATTTCGTGGTCTGCTTCGAACTTGGCCGCCAACTCCTGATCGAACTTGATGTTCATTTCCAGCGCTTCGGCGTGCAGCGCATTCATGGCTTCTTCAGCCTTAATGCGTTCCTGCTCGGCTTCCCATTCGGTGAGTGGTTTGCGTACTTCATCCTTCAGTGCGTCCAGGCGCTCACGCACAATTCGGCGGCTTTCGTCGATCTGCTTCGGCAGGGCTTTAAGCTCGGCAACCAGATCTTTACCGGCGTTGTCGATGTAAGTTTTGGAACGGGCTACCTTGTGCGCCATGGATGCGATAGCGTCGCGGCCTTTGCGGGTCGACACATCAGGTACCAGGCTGCGAGCTTCTTTCTCGATCGCATCAATAATCGGGTCGAGCTGCTCTTTGGTGGTGAATACCGCCATTGCGTTCTGTTTCTCAATGACGACTAAATCCGTTACTTCGCTCATGGTTTCTCCTGAAATTTGGATGTGCAGATCCCGCCCGCGTAATGCCAGGCCGATCGGTTGAATAGGGTGGTTACTGCTGCGCGATGGATTTCGCCGGGAACTCGCCGTTGCGGAGGATGCTTTCTACCGGCCAGCATTCGGCTGTTACTTTTTGCTCTGTAGCTGCCTGGCTGCACTCCTGCGGGCTGTCATAAACCCCGAGAATCACATCCTGATAATCACCGTTGGTCATTGCCACGGTCAGGACGAGCGCGAATAAAGTTTCCATCAGTGAAGAGTCCTCCCGATGGCGACGGCGTAAAGGCGCTTTGCTTCTTCCCACGCCGGAGCATTGCGATGGAGCACCGCAAACGACGCGAGCCGTTGGGCCTCTCTGATCTGCTGCTGGTTTACCATGATTTCCTCTTGGCCTTATCGCGGCGAACGGAACGGTTAATACAAGACTTCAACGCATTTATTCAGTGTTTCAATGGGCGGTGGATAGCCGCCGGTTGTCATAACTAAGCCGCCTCGGTGAAGCGACTGAGGTATGCAGTGCCAAAATAGGTTATGCAAAAGAGGTGGTGTTACTAATAGATCTGATATATTGGTTCTTTGATATCAATTAGATAAGGGTATATATGGCGAAGTATAAAGTGGGTGATAAAGTCACTACGAAGCGTGATTCAGAACGTTGGGCAACTGTGACTAGAGTAACCAGTCCAGAGAATCCAATTGCTACTAAGTTAGATATCCGATACTCAAATGGACAAGTTGAAACAGGTTTACCAATTGGCAGTATTGATAAACACGTCCCTGCCTAGGAATTTCTGAACTATTGCCCCGGCATAATCCGGGGCTGAATGTTGGTTTTTAGTCGTCACTGTTACCTGTTACATAGCTCCTCCGATACGGTGCGCCGCGTCGAAAATGGTGGCAGCGGCTAGCCATTTGAACGTGATGCCCAATCGGGCGTGAAAGACTCTGTGATTCAGCCCAGCCCACTCAGCTTCGTATGGACTGGAATAAATCTGTTTGCGCTTCGCACCTCTCATCCCGCCAGTGTTGCCCGTTCCCACGCCTTTATCGCTCTCGCGAGGGGGTAGCCTCACACCGACCGGATCGCGCCCGGTGCTACGCCGAATTTGTACGTTGGGGTCTAAACAGGATTACCGAGTGCTGTTCCGACTTTGCATGTTGTTAAAAAGCAGGCGACTTGCTGTCCGCCGCTGGCTAACTTCGCTCAGCTGTCGATGTTTCGTTTCGATGGACTTATTAAAAACCATAGTTGTTTTATCGTCAACAACAATAGTTGTATTTTAGGTTGTTTTGGTTTTATATGGTTGTATTTGAAATGAATTTATTTTTAAAAAATGTCTGATGACAGGATTTAGGCAATAAAAAACCCCGCCTGAGCGAGGTTTGATGAAGTGGGGGGCTGTTTACTGGTTTTGGCTTTTAAAGTAGTCGGAGACTTCTTTGGCTGCTGCGCACTGCGCTTTCAACTCATCGTTCATTCTTGCTTTGACTTCGTCAGAGCTGCTCTCGCACCCGGCATCAAGCGAAGTGAAATTATAAACCGCTAGCATTGTGGCTTGTACTGCCACTTTGCACTGACCAGGCTGAGGGTGGTCTTTACATATCACAGAAGACGATTGCTTTAAGTGATCAAGAACTGACTCTTTGGCCGTTGCCGCTAATGGAGCCAGTAATACTATTGCCAATAAAAATTTTCTCATAGTTGTATCCCTACCAGATTGTTGAAGTCCAAAACATTCTTCCGATGATCTGGACGCTATCAAGGTCCGCCTCTTCGTCTGGGTGCTCGACATGATTGAAGCTGCGAATGCTCAACCTGTTCGGGCCCACACGGTAAAGTATTTTTAAGCGATTCCATCCATCCTGGCTGATGGCGTAGACCTTTCCGTCCACGATCTTTTTGTCGTTAATATTTATAGCGACAGTCGTTCCTTCCGGAATTACTGGCTCCATGCTATTCCCATGTGCGGGGAAGCAGATAACACTCTCTCTGTGGGCATTAACTCGACGCAAAGTGGCTTTTGAGAAGCGGAGTTTATAGCCATTGTAATCTTCGCGAGGGAACGTCCCATCGCCGCAGGCCAGCTCAATATCCTTTAGAAATGGCACTTCTACCTCGTCATCAGGTAATGGGGTTGAATTATCCCAAGGCTCAACGGTACCCCACTGGTCAGACGGTGGTATGGCTTCATCCTGCCCAGTGAGAAGCATAGCGCCTTCACCAGAACTCAACCATTCAGGCTTTACCTTTAACGCATTAGCAAGCTCAACCAGCTTTGTTGTCTGGTTGGCTTTTCCTGTTTCTATCTTCTGGATAGCCGCTTGGCTCACCCCAACCAGATCCCCGAGAGCCTTTTGCGTAAGGCCTCGTAATGTTCTGGCTTCTTTCAATCTTTCAGCGAGTGTCGTTTTCATACGCGCAATGTACAACCATGGTTTTATTCCATCAAACGAAAATGGTTGTTGACTATATACAACCATAGTTTTATTCTTCATTCATATTCACTACGGAGGTTGTTATGAACCCAACCATTAAAACCGCTATCACCATCGTCGGCTCTCAAAAAGCCCTTGGTGAAGCGTGCGCAGTTTCGCAGCAGGCGGTTTACAAGTGGCTACACAACAAAGCGAAGGTTTCTCCGGAGCATGTGAACAGCATCGTAAAAGCAACTGGTGGCGAGATTCAGGCATACCAGATTCGCCCTGACTTGCCGACGCTGTTCCCGTCACCGGCCGACAATAATGCCGCTTAACGGCGGCCCTAACCACGAAAGGGAAAGCAATGCATTCACTTGCGTATCAACACAATACCGGAATACACCCGGGAGCGATGATAAACCGCGCTCAATCTAAGGCGGCACCAGACCACGAAAAGATACGCGATGCGGTCCGGGCATGGTCGTCGGCGCTGGATAATCAGGACGTCGTTTCGGCGCTGATCATCAATGAGTACCGGGAGCAGGGCGGCGGCGCCATCAGCTTTCCGGAAGACATCAGCCGGGCGCGCCAGAAGCTGTTTCGCTTCCTGGATAACCGTTTCGACTCAGAACAGTACCGCGAGAACGTGCGCCAGCTGACGCCGGCAATCATGGCCGTCCTGCCGCTGGAGTACCGCCATCGTCTTCTCCCGGAGGACAGCTTTATGTCCCGCTTAGCTCGACTTGAGAAGGAAACGAGCGAGGCGAAAGTGGCCGTTGCGATGAACGCCCCGCGTCACCAGAAGCTCAAGGAACTCAGTGAGGGGATCGTAGAGATGTTCCGTGTTGACCCGGACCTGACTGCGCCTCTGATGGCTATGGTCACGTCGATGCTGGGGGTCATGTGAGAACTACAGAAATGGCGAAAGCCGGTCTGCGCGAACAGAACCGACTTTCTGGTGCAACAAACGCTAGTCAATTGCGAGGTCATTATGACAAACGCTAATCCAAAACGCCAGGCGCAGGAGGTTTAACTGTGTCGAACGTCGCTTACGCAAATTTCGCGGCGCACTCAGCCGCAAGGAGCAACAGGATGGAGAACCAGAAGTCTGGTTACGTCCCGTTGTACCGGAGCATCAAGAAGAAGTCCTGGGCTAAGGATGTATTCCTGCGCGCGCTGTGGGAGAACCTGCTCATAGACGCAGCCAGACAGCCCTACATTGCATTCTTCAAGGGCAAGCAATGGCCTCTGCAACCCGGTCAACTGGTCGTCACTGCTGCAGATCTTGGCCTTCAGTTGTGTGACCGTCAGGGCAACCCGACAAGCCGTGACGCAGTGGAGAGAATGCTGTCTGTTTTCGTCCGCGAAGGGATGATTTCCATCGAGGGAGAGAAGCGAAAAGGCAGGGTGATCACCATCACAAATTACGTCGAATATGCTCAAAAAATGGACGATTTACCCGCACATAAAGCCGCACATACATGCGCACATGACGAAGCCAGTAACGGCGCGGGCTCAGATGGGTATGCCGCACATAAGGCCGCACAATTCCCCGCACATCATGAACAAGAAGGTAATAACAAGAATATAAATAACTCTACGTCCGAGAATTCTGACGAATCCTCTGACAAGCCAGGAAAGAAACCTCCTGTCATGAAACCTGAAGCGGCAATTCAGAGCGGCACAAAGTGGGGTAACTCTGAAGACCTTCGCTGCGCGGAATGGCTGTTCACCATGGTGCAAAGCATTTCACCATCTGCCAAAAAACCAAACTATGCAGCGTGGGCTAACGACATCCGCCTGATGCGCGAGCGTGACGATCGCACCCACTACGAAATTGCTGCCCTGTTCAAATGGGCCTGTAACGACAAGTTCTGGAAGGGAAATGTTCTATGTCCGGCAACGCTGCGCGACAAGTGGACTCAGCTCGATATCAAACGCAACAAGCAGCAGACAGGCGAAGAATCTGGCAAGCCGGATCTGGACTTTAACAACACTGACTGGGCCTATGAGGTGATTCGATGAAATCTCTTGCAGAACAGATGCGTAACCATGACCGCGAGCAGATGAGCCGCATGGCCCATAACCTGCCAGAGCAGTACCAGGAGCGCGCGCCGGTCGAGCAGGTGGCCCAGGTATTCAACAAGCTGTTCAACGAGCTGCGCGCCGCGTTCCCGGCCAGCATGGCGAACTTCCGAACCCAGGATGACCTGAACGAATTTCGCCGTCAGTGGCTGCTGGCGTTTCAGGAGAACGGGATTCACTCCATGGCGCAGGTTGATGCCGGTATGCGAGTGGCTCGCAGCCAGGTACGCCCATTCCTTCCGTCGCCGGGCCAGTTCGTCGCATGGTGCAAGCAGAGCGGCGGGGCGCTGGGCATAACCGTTGACCAGGTGATCGCCGAATACTGGGACTGGCGTAACCGTTCGTTCGAGTTCACCTCCAGCGAGCAATTCCCCTGGTCGCAGCCGGTCATGTACCACATCTGTGTTGAACTGCGCCACCGCAGCACAGAGCGCCAGTTAACGCATGGTGAGCTGGCACGCGAAGCGGGCGACCTGCTGGACATGTGGGAGCGGCGCGTCACCGAGGGTAAGCCAGTGCCGCCGGTACGCCGGGCAATTGCAGCACCGGCTGCCCAGCACGGGCCGACGCCGATCCAGCTGCTGCTGGCGAAGTACAACCGCAATAAGTCGAACGGGATGGTGTGACATGACCATAACAATTCGTGAGCAGGTGTTGGCAGCCCTGCGCAATAACCCTGGTCTGAACAACGCCAAACTGGCAGGTCTTATCGGCATGGACACCAAAAAGATATCCGGAACGGTGAGCACGCTGCTGGCCGACGGCCTGATCAGCTGCGAAGGAAAATACGGCCAGCGCCTTTACAGCCTGACCAGCTACGGAATGCGCTTCGCCCCTGACACGATACCGGGCATGAAACAGGGTAAGTCGAAGTTAATTCAGCGGACGGACACAAACGTGATCTGCCAGGAGTGCCGCAACAGCGCGGCTATGAAGCGAGTTTTGATGGTTTGGGGGAGGGTAGGGGTATGAGTATTAAAAATTTGGTCGAAATGATAAAGCACAACGGACTTTTGTCTTCAATGTCTCAGCTTGAAAAGCTGTATCAGGCTGCAATCGAGAACGAGCAGAAACTTGCCGAACTTGAAGCCCATCTCGCGGCGCTGGCAGCGGAGAATGCGGGGCTGAAGGCTGCTGGAAATAAAATGTTCCTCAGTGCAATTAGCCTGATGGAGGATCCTGAACTGAAGATAGACCACGCTCGCGATATCAAGGACTGGGAGAGAATCAAAACCCCGGCCACCGGCGCTTTCCTGGATGAAGTTCGGGCGCAGAGTGTAGAGATGTTTGCCAAAGAGATGCATGCAGATATCAGCGGCGATGATGCCCGCGAGTTCGCCGCACAGCTTCGCAAAGGAGTGCAGTCATGAGCAGTCTACTCCCATGTCCATTTTGTGGCGGCGTAGCGCATGTAGCCAGTGAGGCAGACCATCCAGAATATGGCTCTGGCGGTCGATTCTATTTCGTTCGCTGCGGTTCGTGTCGCGCTCAATCCGGTAGCAAATATGCCGGTCCCGGCAATGATTGTCCGATTTTTTATTCAGAGGTTAAAGCTGAGTGGAATCAGCGAGCAGAAGGAGCCGCCCAATGAGCAACATCGACAAACGCGCATTACGTGAAATCGCTGAGGCGGCAGTCGGCGCACATGAGCGCCTTAGTGTTATGCCGCCTGATGACATTTTCGATATCTCACTGGCAGAAGGAACTCAGCTTGATGCAGATCTCACTGCCTTGAACGCGCTGAACTCCGCAGCCAACCCAGCCACCGTGCTGGCGCTGCTGGATGAGCTGGAACCAATGGTATTGGCACATTTAAATCTCAACCTTCTCTGTGACGTTTACAGAACTGCGTATGAAGAAGCTCGTCATGATGGGCTAGTTAACTGGGAAGCTGCAGCATCGCTTGCGGAAGAGAACGAAGAACTGAAGAACAAGCTGGGTGCTAAAGACAAATCATGGGCAGCACAGGACGACCATATCAACCAGCAGGCTGACCGAATTGAATCGCTGGAGAAGAAGAATGGCGAGCTGGGAAGAGCGCTTGGTGCCGCAGAGAAGCGGATTGCTGAGCTGGAGGCGTTAGGGCGTGGCGTGAAGCAGTTCTCAGAGTTCCAGATTTGCCATTACGGTGCCACTGAGGACTATGCGAAGGGCTATATCGACTGTCAGAACAATTACAACAAAGTGCTGTTCGCCGCAGCCGGAAAAGGAGAGTGAGATGGCTAACTTGCTCGACTTTCTCGGCATAGATTCCCGGCGCTGCAGCATGACACTTGTTGAGTACAAATATGACCCGAAGGAGCGGGAGCGACTTTCAAAGTATCTCGTCAGGCATTCATCCAGCGTTAGCGGTACAACCTTGGAGCAATACATTACCGTTGAGCGAGACCGTTATGGCGCATTCAAACCCGTTGTCGCATTGGACGATTTTCCCAGCGGACTAAGCGACAGGGAATCAATGTTGAAACTGGCTGACTGGCTGCATCGCCTTGGCGTAGCGATTGAAGATGAATGGAGTAACCCATGAGCACCATTACCAAAGAATTCACCAAAGAGCAGCTAATCGAACATTTGCGCACGAGGATCGAACATCGGAAGGGACTTATAGCCAGCATGCATATCGATCGTGGCTATCGTGATTATCTGAAGCTTGAACTGCGCTCATCGGAAATCGCGCTGGCATCGCTCGAAGCGGAGGCTGCTGGCATTGTTCGTCACATTGAACTCCGTGGGCCTGAACACCCAGCAGGTATTCACGTTTCGCTATATTCCAGGCTTGATGACGGCATTGAGTTATACACCGCCCCTCCAGCGACGGTATCTGTTCCTGAATGGACAAACAAGCAGTGTCTGGAGTTCCTTTCGATCGCTTTCCGGCATGCAGAAATTAAAGGCGACCTTGAGCTGGACGATATCCGCCTGGGCGTGAAGATGGTTAATGGTAGTCGCGCCGCCATGCTGAACCAGGAGAAAGGCAATGGATAATCGCTACGAAATAGCAGAGCAAAACGGAATGAGCCGAGAGTTTGCTGACTGGTTCTTTGATAACAAAAAAGCTGGCTGTGGAAACGTCTGGTTCATGATGATGGCGGCAATGTGGGAGGGATGGCAAGGACGCGCAGCCATGCTTCAGGGTGCCGATGGCAACTCTCCGGTGATTCCGGATGGCTGGCAGCTCGTTCCTAAGCAAATCACATTGGAAATGGAGTGCGCACTATCCCGTGCTGATTCTTACGAAATCGGATGGAGATGGGCTTTGGCAGCAGCACCGCAGCAGGATGCTTAAGGGTCTACTCATCTTTTACATTTCGTGCGCATCTTAACCAAATATTTGAGGGTATAATCCTGTCGTCAAATAAAAAAAGGCGACAGGATTATGGTTAAGGTATTGGTTTATGGTGGTGGCCATAATGGCGTTGTTCGTGAAATTGAGTCCGCAAGTTCACCCGTAAGAATCACCCGTGGCGACTGGATTCGGGATCGTGATGCTCATCATGTAGGCGGGAAGGTAGATCCAGTCAACTACGATGAAGAGTTCTCTGTGCGTGAGTTTGAATATACTGAAGGTCAGATTTATTTTATTGCCGAGCATGGCGTAACCATTCCAGATGAAGAGATCAGGAAGCGTATTGACGTGATGCGCAGCTTAAAGTCTCTGCCATGAGTGAATTCAATATTGCAGCCAAAAGCCAAGATGAACGCGACAAGGTGAACGTTGACCTTGCGGCCTCTGGCGTGGCGTACAAAGAGCGTCTGAATATGCCGGTTATCGCTGAGGTGGTGATGCGTGAGCAGCCCGAGCATTTGCGCGATTACTTCCTTGAGCGCCTGAAGTTTTATCGTGAGAAGTCGATAACTTTACCGAAAGGTAGCGATCCGGTTTACCTGAAGCAGGAGGAAGGAAAGTGACAAAGGTAAAAGCAACGGTTGCTCATTTCAATGCGACTTTAGATGGAGAGTTGATCATTGAGCACGAGCAAAGCAACAATTCCTTAGTGACAAGAACAACGCTGATCATCCCAAAGACAAACCATTCTGTAGAGATTTTAATGGGATGGCCTTTCAATCAAAATATCGAATTTTTGTGCGAGCCCGGCGGGTATTACGATTTTAATTTGCTTGAAGAAACAGCGACTCATTACGTTTTCGCATAAAAAAGTCCACTATTCATCTTTGATTTTCCACAATCAACCCGCCATAATCATGTCATCGGAGCCTGAACAACTCCGGTGACTTCTGCGCATTTAAGGGGACTTAAATGCGACCACAATCTGAACTCCTCATATTGTCACAGATGCAGAAATGCACCTGCGATTTTCTGCATTCTGCGGTTTCCGTTAAGGGGGCCGTATGAAGCAGCACTACTGCATCGTTAACGACACCGTTAAAGACAACCTCATAGCATTCATCCGCACACTGCCGGTAAACCCTCGCGCGCCTATGGTGGTCGAGGCCCGGGAGGAGACCCGCACCGACAAGCAAAACCGCCTTATGTGGCCACTGCTGAAAGACCTGTCTGACCAGGTTGTCTGGCACGGCGAGAAGCTAACCCGCGAAGAGTGGAAGGATCTCATCACCGTTCTGGTAAACCAGACCCAGGACCAGGAACAGAAATCAGCGCCTGGCATCAACGGCGGCCGCGTTTATTTCGGCGTCCGCACATCCAAATCCAGCAAGCGCTACATGGTCGACGTCATCGAGGCGATTTACTGGTTTGGTACCGACCGCGGCGTGAAGTTCTCCGAAGCATCCAGTAAGCGCATTGCCTGGGCTCAGGAATGGAGGGCTTCCCGTGGGTAGTCCTCTCGCACGCGTCATCACCAATGAAATCTTCCGCGTTCCGGTGCGCCGCCAGCGCAAGGCCGTCGTTAAGCCGTCCGACGTCCCGACACTGAAAGACTACACCGCCCGCCTGGTGGATCAGAAATGGCTGCGTCTCGCGGCACGGAGGGCACATGGCTAAGTTACCGCGCCGCAAGTGCGCCCATAAAGCCTGTCGCCAGTGGTTTCACCCGGTACGCGATGGACAAGTTGTTTGCAGCTTCGAGTGCGCCAGCGCGATCGGCAAAGAACAGACCGCAAAAGCCCGTGAAGCTGCTAAGCAGAAGGAAGCGCAGCGTAAGCGCACCGAAGAGAAGGCAGGTCGCCAACGGCGCGCTGCGCGGCGTAATGAACTGAAGCCAATTCGTCACTGGGTTCAGATGACTCAGCGTGCCTTTAACGACTGGCGGCGCGAAATGCTGCTGGCTGCCGGGTACGGCTGCATCTCCTGTGGAACCAAGGCCGCCTTTGCCTGGCATGCCGGGCATTACCGAACCACGGCCGCCGCGCCACAGCTTCGCTTTAACCCGGACAATATCTGGCTCCAGTGCTCCGCCTGCAACGTTCACAAATCCGGGAACATTGAGGCATACCGCGCCGCCCTGGTCGAACTTATCGGCGAAGAGCGCGTGCTGGCGCTGGAATCCAACAACGAAACCCACCGATACACACGTGAAGAGCTCGATGGCATCCGCGCCAAGGCCAGGGCAGATCTTCGCGCACTGAAACAGCAGGAGGCAGCATGAAGCCAGAAACGATCGAGATACTCCGAGCGCGCTGGCAGCGCCTCCGGATTTACCGCCGCCCGGGTTCCGTGCTGGTCGATTACCGCATTCTCCGTAACTTCGTTCGCATCTATCACCCTACAGGAGCCGCACAATGAACAATCAGCAACTGGAATACGTACGTCAGCAGCTCATTGTGGCGACCGCGGATCTGAGCGGGGCAACGAAAGGGCAACTGGTAGCTTTCGCCGAGAACGCGCAGCTCACCGCGACGGCGCGCAGCCGGGGCCGGAAAAAGGTCTTCGACAAGGATAAGCAGCGCATGGTAAACCCGGACGGGCCGCCGATGAGCGGCAGCCAGTCCCGCGCCAAAGGCTCATCCATCGCGCTGGTGGGGCCGGTTGAGTTCGTGACAGCATCGTGGCGCCGCGCAGTCCTGTCACTGGAAGACCACCAGAAAGCATGGCTGCTTTGGAACTACAGCGAGAACATCCGCTTCGAGTACCAGGTAGCGATAACGCATTGGGCGTGGGCAGAATTCCGGGAGCAGCTCGGCGAGAAGAAGGTGGCCGGCAAGACGATGGAGCGCCTGAAGAAGCTTATCTGGCTGGCGGCGCAGGACGTGAAGGCTGAACTGGCGGGCAAGGATGTATATCAGCATCAGGACCTGGCGGCTCTGTGTGGCGTCAAACCGGACAACTGGTGCCATAACTACGCCGATTACTGGCGGGCCATGTGCGCCATCTTTAAGCGCCTTGATGGCGATTCTCTTCTCTGCACCGTGAGAACACGATCACAACAAAAGGCGACTTTTTCGCAGCAGGGTATTGCAAAAGTCAATTAAATGAGCCATATTTGATTCTACTTTGATATGCTGCCTAAACTACATCGGCGGCATGAAGATGATAGTTACTATCCAGTTTGAAAAATGAGCCCTGGCATCCCGCCGGGGCTTTTTCGTTTCAGGGTCAGAAGCACAGCGGTTGTGCGTTCGGCTGTTAACCGAATGGTCGAAGGTTCGAATCCTTCCTGTCCCGCCAAATTCGCCGGTCTAGTTCAGTGGCAGAACGGCAGCCTTGTAAGCTGCGCGTCAGAGGTTCGATTCCTTTGCCCGGCACCAGAACCCACTGCCTGGGACCCTTCGGCCAGAGAGCCGACATTGCCTTACCCTCATCTTCCCGGCCTGTCGCCGGGTTTTTTATTCAGGCCGCAGACAATCAATTCCAGATGCCCAGTAGCTATCGTGTCTGACGGCCTTTCCCAACTACCACACAGCACCCCGGACCCGGAGGTGTGGAATGCAACGTATGAACCCAACAAATGGACACGATCTGCCGTACTGGTGGTCGGCGGCCTTGGGCCTGTTCTCTTTGCTTAGCCTGCAGGATTACGTGTTTATTATCGGCGCGCTGGTATCGGCGTTCTTCACGATAAAAACTTACTACGCAAAACGGAAAGAAGAGCGTGAGCGTATGGCTGAGGAAAGGAAGCGAACCCAGCTGCTGGAAAACTACTTATCTGATGTAGGTAAAAAACCTCACTCCGATCGTCCGGCTGCCGCCGAGGTGGTTACGGAGGCAATGCGGAGAATTTCCGGTGGCACAGTTGAAACTGACTAAGAAAAGCGGCGCGGCGGGCATTGTCTGTTCCGTAGGAACGATCATCGCTATTGTGATGAATGCGGGACACGTCAGGACTAACGAGCGCGGGCTGGAGTTAATCGGCAACGCTGAATCTTGCCGACGAGATCCATATGTCTGCCCGGCCGGTGTGCTGACTGACGGTATGGGGAACACATATGGCGTGAAGCTTGGCACCGTTAAGTCTGACCAGCAGATCGCAGCCGAGTGGGAGCGCAACATCCTTGATGCTGAGTCCTGCGTTAACCGCTACGGGAATGGCCGAAAACTGTCTGACAATACTTTCTCAGCAGTTGTATCGGTAACGTTTCGTGCTGGCTGCGGAAACATGCGCACCTCCACGATGTTCTCTCTTCTCAGAGGTGGGAAAATCACGGCGGCATGCTACCAGTTTCCGCGCTGGGTATGGGGTGGCGGCAAGGTTCTGCCTGGTCTGGTTACTCGTGCAGGGAAAGAAGAAGCGCTCTGCCTGGGTGGTGTGAAATGAGCCGATTAACCGCAATCATCTGTGCTGTCGTTATCTGCCTGCTGGTTTCAATGGCCTGGGCGATTAACCACTACCGCGACAACGCCATCACCTACAAAGACCAGCGCGACAAGGCAACGGTCAGGGCAGATACATCGGAGGCGATCACCAGCAATGTGATCGCCACGATGAACCTCATCCGTGACATTTCACAGGCTACCCAGAATGCAAAGAACGAACTGGCTAAAAAGGGCGAGACGCGCATTGTCTACATCAGACAGGCGCTTGAAGGAGATCCGTGTGCTAAGCAGCTTGTTCCTTCTGCCGCTGCTGACAGCCTGCGGGAATACGCAGACAGTTTACGTTCCGGCCCCGGTGGTGCCGATAAGCGCTGACCTGACAGCAGATACGCCGATCCCCGGAATGGTGGTTCCATTCACGTGGCAGGCAAGTCTGGAGTTAAACGCTCAGCTCTATACGGCCCTCGGGCAATGCAATCTGGATAAGGCAGCAATTCGGGAAATTGAAGAGGCGAGAAAAATAAATTGAAATCGAGAAATGAAAGTAGTAAAAGTCAGTAATGCTGTGAGCAGTCCAGCTGAAGAAAAATCATTAAGTGTCAAAAACAAAATTCTGAGCCTCGGCAATCGCCGGGGCTTTTTTGTATCCGCATTTCACCGCGCACCGCAGCGCAATCAAACCACGTCGAACCAAACCCTTTGAAATGAGCCTTTGAGGAAGTCAGTTAGTGCTGGCGAGCCTCGACGGGCTGATTTCCTATGCGGCAAAGGTTCATCTCAAAGAAAGGTACACGCTATGAATAATCCGTCAGTTATTCCGGCCTTCGACTTCCGCGAAATGGTTTTGCCATCTAACGGAAAGGTCATCACGACGTCCATGAAGATCGCCCGCTATTTCGGCAAGGCGCATAAAAACGTTCTTCGCACTATCAAGCGGCTGGAGTCTGATTGCTCCCCTGACTTTAACCGGCTCAATTTTGAGCCCGTTGAATACCTCGATAAAAAAGGCGAGATGCGCCTGATGTACAACATCACGAAAGATGGCTGGATGATGCTTGTAATGGGTTTCACTGGAAAGACGGCGACCGCGATTAAAGAGCAATATATCGCTGCCTTTAACTGGATGGCTGAGCAGCTAAACCGACGCATGGCGATGGGTGAAGAAATGCAACATCGCTACGCCATCAAAGAAACGCGCTCAAAGTTGAAAGGCACGATCGGCAGTCGGTTGATGAACGAGAGGAAGAAAGAGAAGCGCGTTCTGGAGTTCGAGCATGAGTACATCATGCAGGTAACACAGCCTGAATTGCTGATCGGATAAGCCATTACAAAGCTCATCTGCGGGTGGGCTTGATAATGGTAATCAACTCTTGCACTACACTCATTCTGCTATCAACAAGCAGAGGAAATATCATGAGTGAAAAACCGCTTGCATACATAGAGGACGACGGTGATCTGGTGGTCATTGATGTATACGATTCAAAGGTTCACGTTGCGTTAGCGAGTATTGAAACGCCAGAGCATGTTGTTCAGCAGATATGGCGGCTATCGACAAAGAACAATTACGAAAGCGAAGCGCTTAAACAGGCAATCGAGATTATGTCCAAGAAAGTTGGGCTGATGGGGCCTGGTGGCGATTGGGTCGGTAACGGTTAAAGCGCTTCGAAATAATAATAGCCGCCTCCGGGCGGTTATTTATTGCCACATGAATCGTGTCGTTTGTGGGGTAAAGGTTATAGTCGCTTCGCGCCAGTTTTCTTCGTTAAGAATTTTCTCTATGCAGTGTGTGGCGTAAAGGTTATCTGGTGGAGTAAAGGATGTATATTCGCTTTCGCTGCTTAACTTGAAGTCATGTATGGCTGCAATTGCTATGCGTCCTTCACTATCGATGTTACGGAAGCATGAAATTCTCGCCTCATAAAACTCGTCTGGCAAAGCTTCTAACATGCAACCGGTAGCCCACTGCAATAGCTGTTCATCTGAATACTCGGGCTCGACGGTCAGCGCCGTCTGCTGCTTGCTTATGAGCCGCTTGAATGTGTTGAGAAAGGAAAACATACCACCTCCTTGGTTTTGCAAAATTAACATATCACCATCACCATATGCAGTTCCATCGTAATGGCAATATCCCCACTAGCGGATAAAGAGGCTATCCATGCCAGACATCTACCAAATCACGCTAACCACCCAAACAGGCGAAACCTTCACGGGCAAGATGTCACGACGTCAGCCTGAGCTGGTTAATGGATTTGTGCCGCTGGCGACGGAAACGGGGCAGTGGCTGTACTTCGCTCCTGCCGACGTTAAGCGCGTGGAGTTCACGCCGATTGATTCGGCAATCGGCGATAAGCTGGATGCTGATTTAGGACAATAATCAATGCATATTATTATTGACCTAATAACTTACATCAAACTCAAGAACCTCATCCATTGAGTTTATGAGGATTGCACAGTGAATCACAGTAGTATTCGCTCTGGCATTATTATCCTTGAGGATTCTTTTGAAGAGACTTGTAACCGCTTTGAGCGCTTTACTTCTCTTTGATGGTAGGGTTCCTTCGCCGACATCTATCGATCCTTTGACTGTTGTCTCTACCATACTTAATTTATCCCAGCCATAAAATGGATCGTGAAGGCCATCCTCTAAATCAATAATTCGGTTTATTGTAAGCTCATGAATGTTATCGCGAACATCATTGGCTTTATCTTGATCCCAACTTCTTCCAACGTTTTGAACGGAGTAAGTGAGTAAAAATTGGTGAAACATAAGTCCCTCTACTTGTTGTTTATCAGAACAATCCTATTTGAGGGTGTTTTTTGTCAGTTCAATGGTTCACACAAAAAATTTAAAAATGCAGGCAAAGTATGAATAGGCCTTATCCTCCAGTTAGCTTCATCGTTTCCGACAACTGGCAGCCATACACCAGGCTGATCCCCGCTAACGAAGTGCATGAGTGGGTAAACCGGCAAATTCTCAGCGATACCGGCAGCATCCATAGCCCTGACCACGAACACCTGCTAGAGGCTGATATCTGCTTCATGTGGGCGTCTGATTCATTCGCGAAGAAGGGGCGCTACGTTCTCGGTCAAGCCGAACAGGTAATGCTCCGCGCAGGTGGATGGCAGAAAGCCAGAATGGAACAGCAGATGCATGAATGGTTCGGGCGAATACCGAAGTTCATCATCACGCTGGCAGCCGATTACTGCTCGCAGTGCAGTGACCTCGAGTTCTGCGCTCTGGTAGAGCATGAGCTTTACCACATCGCACAGGCCACTGATGATTTCGGCGCTCCGAAGTTCAACAAAGAGACCGGGCAGCCAGTGCTGACACTGCGCGGCCACGATGTCGAAGAATTCATTGGTGTCGTACGTCGATACGGTGCCAGCAAAGAAGTGCAGGAGCTCGTTGATGCTGCCAATGCGCCAGCAGAAGTGGCTCACATCGATATAGCCAGGTCATGCGGCACATGCATGCTCAAGCTGGCCTAACAATATGACTGATTATGACAGGCAGGTAATCTATGGCGACACTGAAAGGTGAGGTCAAAGCCTTCATCGTTCAGTCCCTTGCCTGCTTCGATACCCCATCCCAGGTGGTTGAGCTGGTCAAAAAAGAATTTGGCCTGAGCATCACACGTCAGCAGGTCGAATCCCATGACCCGACGAAAGCAAACGGCAGGGGGCTGGCGCAGAAGTGGGTTGAGCTATTCCACGAAACCCGCAAGCGCTTCCAGACCGAATTAAGCGACATCCCGATCGCTAACAAAGCCTATCGTCTCCGCGCGCTTGACCGGATGATGACCCGCGCTGAGGGAATGAAAAACATGGCTCTGGCTGCTTCTCTGATGGAGCAGGCCGCCAAAGAGGTTGGCGACGCGTACAGCAACAAACAGAAGGTCGAGCACACCAGCCCGGACGGCAGTATGTCACCGAGACCGACGACAATTCGCCTGGTAGGAGTTGACCCCGCAAATGGAAAGCCAAGTTGACCTACAGATACCAGCCAAGTTAGTACCCGTATTCGCGACAGAAGGGATCCGCTATCGTGGTGCTCATGGTGGGCGCGGTTCCGCTAAGACGCGCACGTTTGCACTAATGACCGCCGTCAAGGCTTACCAGGCGGCAGAGGCCAATATCAGCGGCGTGATCCTGTGCGCTCGCGAATACATGAACTCGCTGGAAGAATCCTCCATGGAGGAGGTGAAGCAGGCCATTCGCTCCGTTCCGTGGCTTGATGATTACTTCGACATCGGCGAGAAATACATCCGGACAAAGAACCGCAGAGTCAGCTACGTATTCTGTGGTCTTCGCCATAACCTCGACAGCATCAAATCCAAAGCGCGCATTCTTGTGGCCTGGGTTGATGAGGCCGAGTCTGTATCTGCTACTGCGTGGAAAAAGCTTCGCCCGACCGTTCGTGAAGAAGGCTCAGAGATATGGGTCACATGGAACCCGGAGAAAGACGGCAGCGCCACCGATAAGCTCTTCAGAAAGAACCCGCCAAAAAGCTCGATGATTGTCGAGATGAACTACGTGGATAATCCATGGTTCCCTGCGGTGCTTGAGGAGGAACGGCAGGAAGACCTGGCAAACCTCGATTACGCTGACTATGCGTGGATCTGGGAAGGCGCTTACCTCGAAAACTCCGACAAGCAGGTGCTAGCGAACAAATACGTCGTGCAAAGCTTCGAAGACGATCTCTGGAAGAAGTCGGAGCGCTTGTTGTTCGGCGCCGACTTCGGATTCGCGAAGGACCCCAGCACGCTTATTCGCATGTTTATCCTGGATAACAACCTCTACATAGAATACGAGGCTTACGGAAACGGCGTTGAGCTCGACGACATGTGGAAGTTCTACGCCGGGAAAACAGACGCCACGCCGAAGCAACTTATCGACTGGAAGGTTACCGATGAGGCTAAATTCCCAGGCATCCCTGAAGCGCGCAAATGGCCTATCAAAGCTGACAACTCTCGCCCTGAGACTATCAGCCACATCAAAGGGCAGGGGTTCAATATCTCCGCCGCTCAGAAGTGGCAGGGTAGCGTAGAGGACGGCATCACCTGCCTGCGTGGGTTTAAGAAGATCATCATCCATCCTCGCTGCAAAGAAACAGCGAAAGAGGCGCGGCTTTACTCGTACAAAACAGACCGTATCACTGGCGAAGTCCTGCCGGTTATTGAAGACAAAAATAACCACTGCTGGGATGGCGTCCGGTACGGTCTCGATGGGTACATCAAGCACAAAGCGCAAGTCGGCGCAGTATTCTTCTAAGGAGCATCGCCAGTGAGCGAACAAGATAACGGCCTTCAACTGGCTGTGAACAACCTCGCCACTGAAATGAGGCGAGCGAATTACCTGAATGCCATCGGCATCGGTGGCGGGAACACGAAGCGACCGACGCTTTACCAGGAATTTGGCTATCCGCGCACGATCACTTTCAACGACTTCTACAACATGTATCGCCGCAACGCCGCTGGCTTCGCTGTGGTACATCGCCTGCTGGAAGGATGCTGGCAGGATTACCCGGTCATTGTTGACGGTGATGAAGCGCAGGAGGCTGAGAAAACAAACGCCTGGGAAAAGAAAGTTACCAAGTTCATGAAGAAGCTCTGGCCAAAGGTGAAGGATGCTGACCGCCGCAATATGGTAGGGCGTTACTCTGCCCTGATACTACAGATAAAGGACAGTAAGCCATGGAGTGAGCCAGTTGATATCAAGCTGGTAAAAAATCTGGGTGAGGCTGCCCTGGTGAAGCTTATCCCTGTATGGGAGCCGCAATTAACGGTAGCTGAGTGGGATAACGACCGGCTCTCACCGACTTTCGCTCAACCACTGATGTTCAACTTCAACGAGCAGCCTGTTGGAGACGAGTCATTCGTCGGCCCGCTGCGCGGTGAGCCGGTACACCCGAGCCGCGTTATCCTCTTTTGCGAAGGTTCTGAAGACGACAACGTGCTGTCCGGCATCCCGCTGCTGGAGGCTGGCTTCAACAAAGGCCTCGACCTTGAGAAAGTATCTGGTGGTGGCGCCGAGGGCTTCCTGAAGAACGCCAGCCGTCAAATTGCCGTCGAGTTCAGCAAAGAAACCGACATGGCCACGCTGGCAGAACAGGCTATGAAGGCTGGCTATGCCGATCTCGGCGAAGCGATGGGCGACAAGGTCAACAAGCTTAACCGTGGTACCGATGCGGCAGCCGTGATGCAGGCCGGGCAGATGCACGTTCTGAGCGTTACACCCGGCGACCCGGGGCCGACCTGGGAGGTTACCGCGAACGAACTGGCCGCCTCCGTACAGATCCCGTTCACCATCCTGTTCGGTCAGCAGACCGGGCGACTGGCGAGCGACGAGGACAAAACAGACTGGGCTATCCGACGCAACACGCGGCGCAATGGCTTCCTGACAGACCGCATCACCGCGCTGCTGGAGCGCTTCTGGACTCTTGGGATTATCGACCCACCGACCAAAGGCGAGGTCACCATTTCGTGGAGTGACCTGCTGGCGCCCGGCGAGAAAGAGAAGATCGAGAACGCATCTAAGCTGGCCGATATCGTGCAGAAAACCACTGGCTTCTATGGCGGTGAGCCGCCTGTTACAGCCAATGAGCTGCGCGAAGTTGTTGGGCTTGACCCGCTGCCAGAGCCAAAAGAACCGCCTAACCCGAATGACAAGGTGACAACCAATGATCCACTGGCCGATGACACCGGAACAGACGGCAAAGGTGGGGCTGCCGATAGTTCCGCGCAGCAAGGTTGACCCAACGCGTTCGGCGAAGCAGGTCAGCGCGATGTTCCGGGATATCGAGGACCGGTATCTTGGCATCAAGCGAGCGCTGAAAGCTCTTTTCGACCAGCGCCTGACCGGGCGAGAGCGAGAGGTTAACAGCCATAACTGGCACTTCCTTTGCCACGATCACGGCGCGGAGATGCGGCTCTACCAGGTAAACGCAGGCAAGTTCATCTACGACATGTCGGCGCAGGAACTGGCTGACCTGCTGGAAGCGGTGCAGGGCATTCTCGACGATTACCTGCTGGATGGTGGCGAGCAGAACCTGTGGGCGATGGATTACGTCGTCGCAGAAGCGCAGCGCGGCACGCTGGAGGCATTCAATAACCTCTCGCAGCAGTCGCAGGTGTACGCCAGCCAGACGACGCTCCAACAGCTTTTAAGCAGCCCCGGCCACCTTAATCAGGTGGCAGCGGCCAGGCTGACAACGTTCAGTGACTGGAAGGTCATCAGCGACACAACCCGGGGCGATCTGACCAACATCATCACCGATGCGGTAGCGCGCGGCGTGAATCCTCGCGAGACTGCCAGCGTCATCAGTAAGCGCCTCGATGTGTCGATGTCGAAGGCGAAGACCATCGCTCAGACTGAGCAGGTCGGCGCGCTGCGGCAGGCACAATGGAATGAAACGGACTGGGCCGCTGACAGACTGGGGCTAAATACCGGCCTGCTGTGGCTTTCAGCGCTCAAGCCAACGACGCGCACCTGGCACGCCAGCCGTCACGGAAAGGTCTACACCACCGAAGAGGTGCGGGACTTCTACGCTGAGAACGGCAACAGGTACAACTGCTATTGCAGCCAGATTCCGGTGCTCCTTAACGATGACGGTAGCATATTCAACGAAGGGCTGGCGGATAAGTTGGCGAAAGAGCGCAAACAGTGGAAAACAGATACTGGGCAAGCATAATTAATTTTTGCATGGGAATGCGCTCACCAAGGCTTTATATGCAAGTTCAGATGCGGGCTTTGTCCGCAATTCAGGGTGGTTATCAAGATATAAGCCAACGATGTCTTCTACTTGGCCGACTGTTACGCCTGGCTCTGGGCAAATAGTTACATTTTGAAAGGCGTTATAGGTTGCAATGACAAACCCCCTGTACACACCAGCATCGAGGTAATCCACCGTTTCAGCGTTATTGTTTAAGGCTTTTTTCCTGGCATTGTTCCACTCTGATAGCTGATTTCCATTATAGAAAACAGCGTAAGACGGTAGAGAAACTGCGAGTAATAGCGAAGCGATAATTTTTTTCATTTTGTTTATGCCTGTTAGGAATAGTCCTAACTAATAACATATAGGATTCAACGTGAAATTATCCAGCATCCACGTTAAATCCCTCGCCATCAACGCCTCCAACATCTCAACGACAACCATCAACGGCCAGGAACACTACGTCATTCGTGGTGTTGTTCCGATCGTGGATGACATCGTCATGAATGGCGGGCTATACCCGGCTGAGGAGATTAACAAAAGCTTCAAAACCATGGAGCGTAAATTGATGCCGATCGGGCATCCCATGGTTAATGGAAAGTATGTTCCTTCGACCGATCCAGAGGCGCTGAACACATACTACGCCGGAGCCTGGGCTCAGAACGTCAGCAAGAGCAATGACAAAGTCGTTATGGACGTGTACGTCAACAAGTCCGTGGCAGAGTCAAAGCCTGACGGGAAGCGTCTCATTCAGCGCCTTGACGACATGATGTCTGGGGCGAATATCGACCCAATCCACGTCTCTACTGGTCTACTGCTCAACAAAGAACAGCGCGCCGGGGAGTCGAAAGGAAAGAAACACTCCTGGGTTGCTCACAATCTTGATTTTGAGCACACAGCGATCCTGCTTGATGAGCCTGGAGCCGGGACGCCTGAAGAAGGTGTCGGAATGTTCGTCAACGCTGACGGGCAAGAGGCGGATGTTGAAACGACGAGCCTCATCGATGCAGCCAACAGCATGAAAGATGGCCTGTGGAATAAGGTGAAGTTTTACCTTTCAAACGCATCGAATTACACATTCGACGACATTAACCGGGCTATTACCTGCAGATTACGAGAGGGACAGGGTGAAGACTCCTATCTCTGGCCGGAAGCAATCTGGCCTGACAGCTTCGTCTATCGCGACGGAGAGCAATATTTCAAACAAAAGTACCTGATTGACGATGATGGCAAGGCTGTCTTTGTCGGCGATCGTGTAGAAGTCGTGCGCAAACCAACTGAGTACGAAGTCAAAACCAACGGAGAAACAAACCCGATGAAAGAGAAGATGATCGCCGCGCTCAATGCCGCAGGCGTTAAAACCGAGGGGCTGACCGACGATCAGGTCTGGGATGCCTACAACCAGCAGATGCAGAAGAAAGATGGTGGCGGCGACCCGGGCCAGGCTCAGATCAACTCTGATGTGATTACTGCTGCTGTTAATGCTGCGCTCACCCCGCTGAACGAAAAGCTGAGCAAGCTGGAAACTCAGCTGCAGGCGAACGCTGAAAGCGAGCTGAAAACCAAACGTGACGCTGTTAAAGCGAAATTCTCGTTCATGACCGAAGCAGCGGTTAACTCCCTGTCCGGTGACGCGCTGAACGACTTGTACTCACAGTGCCAGACCAGCACCGGTCTGAACCCTGCATTCCAGGGGAATTGCGCTCAGAGTGAAATCCTTAACATGGAGGCACCTGAATAATGGCTCTCGCACCTCGTTTCCATACGGTAATCGCGGGCCCGGCCCGTAAGAATGACCCACAGGTCATTGAAGCAATCATGGCGGCGGCCGTGAAACCCGGCTCACTGGTGATGCTCGACAGCACCGGGAAACTGGCGGTTCACAATGTCGCTGGTGGTGCAGGCGTTGCTCTGGCTCTTCAGCACAACTATATCGGCGGCGGTGACATTCGCGACTCGGTTCCTGCAGGTGATACCGGCGCGGCCATCATGTGCGAAGACGTTGTGGATTACCACATGCTAGTCAAAGCAGGCGAAGTGTTGCTGGAAAACGAAGGCCTGGTTTCTGCCGGTGACGGCACGCTTGCCAAGGCAACAACGCCAGCTACCGACCAGGTCCTCTTCTATTCACGCGAAAAAATCACCGTTGGCGCTGAAGCTCAGCTCGTGAAAGTTCGCAAATCAGGGAAAGCAACCGCATGAGCATGATCGTATTCAACAAAAAGCTGATCACCGAGCACAATCAGGTGAAGCAGGCATGGAATCAGCTGCTGATGCAGCGTGAATCCTTCAACATCAACCAGGGCACCATTTCTGCCCAGTACGGCGGCGCGCTGGAAGTGAACCAAGCCGCGCTGATCTCCAAAGACTACTGGCGTGAAGTGGATAACATCACTACCCGAGTCTTCCGTAATGACGAAGGCAACGGCCTGCTGGATGATCTGCTCGGCCTCGGTACGCCAATCTCTATTGGCAAGACAGCGGCGCTGTACCGCGTTTCCAGTGATGCTGGCAAGGTTCATCGCACGCTGACCGGCCACGTCCCGGAAGAACTGGATAAAGTCATCTACGACGAAGCTGGTGACCCAATCCCGATCTTCAACACTGGCTACAGCCGTGAATGGCGTGAGTGGAACGGCATGCAGTCGGAAAACCTCGACGCGATGGCTGACGATCAGGAAGCGCACGTTGCGGCTATCCGTGAAGACATGGCTGACTACATGCTGTCAGGCGATGCGAAGGTGAAGGTGAAAGGGTATGTCGGCGCAGGTATCACCAACCACGCCAACACCAACCAGGTGGATCTGAGTGCCTCCGGTCTGAATATTGACCTGACCACCTCGACTCCTGATGAATCAGTGGCATTCTTCACCGGCCCGTTCGCCAAACTTCTGGATGATAACTACGTGCAGGAGAAGGTTAAGCTGTGGGCGTCACCGGACATCATGCGCAACCTGAACCGTCCGTATTCCGATGCTGCCGGATTCAAAGAAGGCACTGTGCTGGAATACATCCTGCGCTATGGCCGCATCGAGTCGTTCAACCAGACCTTTAAGCTGACAGGTAACCACTTCATTGCGTACGTTCGCAACTCGCAGTACATCAAAACGCGCATCGCCGCGCCGGTGGGCACCTTCATGATCCCGCGTCAGAATCCTTTCGACAACTACAACTCCCTGGTCTGGAGTGCTGTCGGTCTGCAGATTAAGCGCGATTTCAACGGTCGTTCAAAAGTGTTCAACGCACAGGGTTAAGGGGCTTCGGCCCCTTTTCTTCGGGAGAGAGCATGAAAAAGTTAAAAGTCGAGAAGGCTGGTTGCTGGGGAACGATTAACGGCGTATTCCAGCAACTGCCGGTTGGTCATGAGTTTGTTGCGGTTGATGTGCCGCCAGCTTTCGCTGGGCGCGTTTCAGTGGTTGGCGAAGTCGACGAGCAGGAGCTTGAAGTCTCCACGCCAGGCGCCGACGATAAATCTGCAGAGCAGGCAGAGCAGGCAGAGCAGGCAGAGCAGGCAGAGCAGGCAGAGCAGGCAGAGCAGGCAGACACCTCCGCTAAATCGAAAAAGGCGAAATAACCATGGCTGACCCAATCACAGCGGCAGACGTGCAGGCGTTCCTCGGTGAATTGGGTTACTCCATCCCGGGCGCGCTCCTGGATCCGATCCTCTGCGTGGTGAACAAGATTATCCCGTGTCTTGATGGCGCGGGTTATGACGAGTGCACCGCGAAGCTGATCCTAATGTATGCCGGCGCGCTTATGGCTACGTCGTCCGGCGCGCGCCGCATCAAATCGCAGGGTGCGCCGTCCGGCGCGTCCCGCTCGTTTGAATATGCTGACGACAGCATTACCTGGCTGCGCGACTCGCTGGCCAGGCTCGATACCAGCGGTTGCACCGGTGATTTGCCAATCAGCGCTGGTAACAGCGTAGGACTGTTCATGGTGGTCGGGGGCTGCTGATGACGTACAAATCAGTTAAGCACGGACTCCCGCGCTCGTTCACTCGCGTCTGGGTGATGACCGACACCGGGCGGGAGACTACCGGCTACGTGAAATCGGACGGCGAGTGGTTCATCAACTGCCCGCGCATCCGGGCGACCGGCGCAAAGGTGCTGCGCTGGAAGGAGGGCTGATGTCATCGGTAGCGAACTGGAGCTATACCGCAACAGCGACCATCTGGCGCAAGCTGGAAGGCAATGACGAATACGGCGATCCGCTGGGTTATGCGGAACCTGAGCAAATCCTCTGTGATTACGAGGGCGGGCTCAGCAAGAAGTTAGCCAGCCTGGGCGCCGAAATCGTCGTGAAGAATACCGTCTGGACAGAGTTCGCGCTGGCGGCCGCGGGTGATTACCTGCTGATTGGCGTTTCGACCGAAGCGGACCCGGTTGTCGCCGGTGCCGACGAGGTGCGGCAAGTTATCCGCTACGCCGACACGTTCGAGCGCCTGGCGGATGATTACGCCATCCTGACAGGAGTGTAGCCATGGGCATCAAAGTGAAGGGCATCAGCCAGGCGAAAAAGCACCTGAACGATGTCATCAACGACGTGAAGGGGCGAAAGGTAATCCGCGCGCTGCAGTCAGCGATGATTATCATCGGTGCGCGGGCAGCCTACTACACCCCGATCGATACCTCCACGCTGATTAACAGCCAGTTTCGGGAAATTGACGCTGGCGGCGTGCTCATCACCGGGCGAGTCGGTTACTCAGCGAACTATGCCGCGTATGTTCATGAGGCGTCAGGCAAGCTGAAAGGCCAGCCGCGCGCGCACTTTGGTACGACCCGTTCCGGGCATCAGTTCGGCGGCGGTACCGGAACGGGCAACTATTGGGATCCGCATGGCGAGCCTCAATTCCTGACCAAAGGCGCGAATGAAGAGCGCGATAACGTTGACGCGGTGATGCGCAAGGAGCTTTCGTTATGACACCCATGATGCACGAGCGGGTGCGCAACATGTTCGGCGATGCCGGGCTCACTGCCGGTTTCACGGTGCAGCAGTTGATGTACGACGACCCGGGCGACCTGTCGAAGGCGATCATGGTGTTCAGGCCAAATGGCGGCTCGAATATCCGTACTGACCTGGGCTCTGAGTATCACGTCCTGGTCGACGTCGTCGGCGCGAAGGACAAGCGCAAAGACGCACTCAATGCCGTGCAGCGCATCGTTGATTACGTTCAGGCAAACCCCATGGCTGACGAGTGCGTCGGCTACATCCAGAACATGGGCGCAATCCCCGCGCCGGTACTCACAGAAGAAGGGCGAATAGTCTTCCGACTCCAGTTCGCCTGCACTTACGGCGAATAGCCATCCCAACCAAATAACCCGCTCCGGCGGGTTTTCTTTTATACGTCAAAGAGGAGTTTCACATGGCTAATTGCCAGAACTCGAACGAGCGCCTGTTCGGCGGTGCGGTCGTGCTGGAAGTCGCCGATGGCTGCCCGGACGTCAAGCCACTTGAATCTGAGTGGAAGGCGCTGGCTGCTGGTACGTCGAAGGGCTTCGACTTCAACCCGAACTCGGTCACCTCTGATGCGGATGACGGCGGCGGCTATGTCGAGACCATCATCACCAACAGTGATCTTACCTTCAGTTTTGAAGGTGAAGTGCGCAAGAAGGATAAGCTAGATCAGTACGGCGTCGGCAAATTCATTAAGTACTTTGCTGACGAGCTTGCTGCCAAGCGTCAAACGGGCATCTGGGTGCGAATGGAATATGGCCCGGTTGAATTCATCGGCTACATGAACATCACCGCGCTGAGCTCTGACGGCGGCACAAATGACATCGTCACGTTCTCTACCGAGTTCAAAGTCGGCGACGCAAGCACCATCGAAGTGAACGAAATCACTGCAGTTGCTGTGACTGGCGTGACGGTAACCCCGACAACCAGCACCGGCACGGCAGGCGGTACCAGCACCTTCACGGTGAATATCGCACCAACCGGCGCAACCAATAAAGACTTCACTGTAGCGACTACCGATGCGACCAAAGCAACGGCTACCGCATCCGGCAACACCGTTACCGTGACGCGCGTCGCCACCGGCAGCGCGCAGATCATCATCAACACCGAAGACGGAAACTTTGTGGCCGTGCATACGGTTACCGTTACCTAACGGACATTCCAAAGGGCGGCGTGCTGCCCTTGATAATGACCGTTTACTGGAAGGCCTATGACCGCTTTAACCGATATTGGCGAACTTTCCATCAGCGACAGCCGCGAAGGCGGGAAAGACTACCTGTTGCGACCTTCATTCGAGGCTATGACGAGGATCGGCACTCCGGAAGAGATTGTGCAGGCGTACGCCACCATCCACGGCAATGATGTCGCTCAGCTCATTGAGGTGTGCGCAGGCACGCTGGGGCGTTTCCCGGCCTGGCTATCTCCATCATTCAATCGCGCTGCTGAGAAGCTGTTATCAACGAGCATGCTGGTGCTGCAGGCATGCTGCGATGACGATCTGACGCCAATGATTGGCGAGTGGAAGGGTTGGCGACACTGCGTCGTCTACCGCCCGGGCCAGATGCCGAAGAACGACATAATCGTGCTGGCGCAGCACCTCATGCAGCACGGCGTCGTCGGCAAAGCTAAAGTTCGCCAGCTGCAGCGCCACGAAACGGGCGCGAGAACGAACGAATTTAAAGCCTTCGATTACATCAGCGCGGCTCGTAGCCACTTTGAGATGAACCGCGCCGAAGCCTCTCAGTTAACGATGACCGAATTCCAGATGCTGCTGGCGGCGAAATACCCAGACCAGAAAGGCTTCACTCGTGAAGAGTACGACAGCATCGCCGACGAATACCTGGCTAAACAGGCCGCACGCAGGGCAAAAGCAAAGCAATAACCGGAGAATGACATGGCAGGTGAGAAGAACGCCGGTAGCATCGTTTATGAAATCAGCGCCGACGTTGAGCCGCTGCTGCAGGGCGGGAAACAGGCCATTGATGCTCTGGATAAACTGGATGCTGCAGCCCAGCAGTCAGGCAAGGGAATGGATAACCTCGACCAGAGTACGTCTCAAACTGGATCCGCGTTTACTGAACTGGCCGGTTATGCCAACTCCATGGACAACCAGCTGCGCAAGCTGAACACCAACGTGAGCGGCATAGCCCGCGCAATGGAAGAGGCCCGCAGCGGTACCGGCGGCGCGAGCAGTGAATTCAGCCGAGCAGAATCCATCATCGAAGCGCTGGGTAACCAGCTGGCTGTGCTGGACGAAGCGCAGGAAAATGGCGCGCGTAGTGCCGCAGTTCTGGCTGCGCAGTTGCGTGCAGGATCGAAAGCCACCGACGAAGAGAAGCAGAAAATCGGCGAGCTGACTGGTCGCCTGTATGACATGAAGACTGGCGTTGAAAATGGTGCAAAAGGCACTGGTAGCTGGAAAACCAGCATGCAGCAGGCCGGGTACCAGGTTCAGGACTTCATCGTGCAGGTGCAGGGTGGGCAGTCTGCGCTGGTGGCGTTCGCGCAACAGGGGTCACAACTTGCCGGGGCGTTCGGTCCTGGAGGAGCCGTGGTGGGCGCCATAATAGCGCTTAGCTCTGTGCTGGCTGGCGTGCTGATTACTTCGCTGAATGGCGGTAAGAACGCCATGGATGCGCTGAAAGACGCAGCTGAAGCGATGGATAAGGTGATCACCATTTCCTCGCAAGGCGTGGCCGCTCTATCCGACAAGTATGCTGCCCTGGCGCGGGTAAATGCCGACGTGGCAACACTGCTCCGTAATCAGGCGCTGCTGGAGTATAACCAGGCCATCTCGAAGATACCTAAGGCCATTAGCGACGCGTCTGATGCTTTCATCACGTTAGGCGATCGCGCACTGGCGGCAGTGGGCGGTGCGTCTCCCAGCATCAAAAAGTTCAACGATGAGCTTTCTGCGCTTGGTGTTACCACCACAGACTGGAGCCAGGCCATTCAACAGGCCAACAGCCAGGGTCAATATGCCTCTGGTATTGTGAACTCGCTGTCCTCAACGGTGAGCACGCTTTCTTCTCGTCTGGGCATCAGCAAGCAGTCAGCGTTTGATCTGGCAAGAGAACTATCAGACCTGAGCAATAACCCTTCACCAGAAGCACTTCAGGAACTGGCGAAAAAACTCCAGGAAATGCAGTCCTCATCCAAAGATGGGCAGTCAGCCATTGCTGAGCTGGCTGGTAAACTTGTCGATCTGGCGAGAGAAGCAGCCAACGCGAAGATAAACGTCGACAGCCTGAACAAGTCCACTGACAACCTCACGGCCGGGCAGAAGAACCTCATCAAGCAGTCTGAGCGAAACCTTGCTCTGTCGAAACTACAGGGCGAGGCCCGCGCACGCTTGCAGGCGCAATACGCCGCCGAAGATGCCGGGTTTGCGAAGGATGATCCGCACGCGAAGCAAATGGAAGACGATGCTGCAGCTACGTACAAAAATACGCAGGCGCAGAAGTCGCTTCAGTCAGAGCAGAAGAAGGGCGCGTCACAGGCTGATTCTATTGCCCAGAAGCTGGCGAACCTGAAACAGCAATCAGAGCTTGCCGCCGACTCAACGAATAAGCTGAGTCGCGAGCAGGCCATCCTGACTGCGCAGCAGTCGCTCGGGAAAGGAGCCACTAAAGAGCAGATAGCGCTAGCCGGTCAGTATGCGGCAAAAAAATGGGATACAGCCAACGCCATCAAAGCTGAAGCTGCAGCCCAGAAGCTTCTCCCTGAAGCGGCTGAGAACGCCAGTTACAAACAGGATGTTGAGGATCTGAATACGGCGCTGGCAGCGAAGAAAATCAGCCAGGAGCAGTACAACCAGACCTCAGAACGACTGGCGGCAACGCACCAGGCTAACCTCGCGAAAATACAGGCACAACAGGCTGTAACGCCACAGCAAGAGGCTGTCGGCGGAGTTGACCCTGTTCAGCAGCTGGCTAACGAGAACGCAAAGAAACTCGCGCTTATACAGTCATACGAGCAGCAAGGGCTGATTACTCACCAGAATGCCATGGCATTGCGTGCTGCAACTGACACGAAGTATGAGCAGGCGCGCATCGCTGCCCAGTGGGAGATTTTCCGCAACCAGAGTATGGGTAATGAGTTGCTGGCCGCGAGCTTTGACTCTCTCGCAGGCAATGCTTCCAATGCCTTAACCGGCATCATCACCGGTAGCATGTCGGCGCAGGAGGCAATGCAATCTCTCGCCAGCAACGCCCTGAATAGCCTGATTAACGGCTTCGTTCAGATGGGCGTAGACTGGGTTAAATCTGCCGTGATGGGTGCGGCTGCACAAACCTCAGCCATTGCCACAACTACTGCGGCGCAAACTGCTGGTTTAGCGACAACCACTGCGGCAAGCACCGCGGCGGCCACGACAACAATGGCAGTCTGGACGCCAGCAGCAGCCGTTGCATCAATCGGTTCTTTCGGCGGCGCAGCGGCTATCGGTATTGCTGCCCTTATCGCGGCTATGGCGATGGCTGGTGGTATTGCTGGCAAGCGTAAGAACGGTGGCCCGGTATCGGCTGGACGTACGTATCAGGTTGGTGAGGGCGGCATGCCTGAAATCTACCAGGCCAACAATGGCAGCCAGTACATGATCCCCGGCGACAACGGGAAAGTCATCAGCAACAAGCAGATGAATTCCGGTGCCGGCGGTAGTTCCGTGCCTGTCACTATCAACATTCAGAACTATACCGGTGCAACTGTCGACGCGCAGGCGACCCAGAACGGCAATGGAGTGACGATCGATATGATTGTTGCCGATATCAGCCAGGGTGGTCGCATCGGCCAGGCTATCCAGCAAAATCACCAGGCACCACGCAAAGCAAGGGGATAACATGCCAATTCCGTACCCTGACTGGTTGCCGCTGGCCCAGAAAGGGAAATCACCCACTACCGATACCGGGTTTCGCGTCGACCAGCCGACGGTCGGCGCGCCGGTATTCCAGAAATTAACCGACGATCTGAAGACGTCTGTCTCGCTGACGTGGATCTTCACACAGGACCAGCACCGTGCATTCATGCAGTGGTTGCGCAGCCCGAACTACCTCGACAACTGTAATCAGTGGTTCACGATGCCGCTCGGCACCGGGACAGGAGACTCCGGTTTCGAGGTGCAGGAATTACACTTTCTCTCCTGGCCGTCGTGGTCACAGTCCGGGTCCATTTTCACGTGGAGCGGTGATGTCATTGCGCGCGAGCTGGTTAACTCAGATGACGAGTTTGACGACATCATCATTGAGCTTCCGCCACCATGGGCCTCATGGCTGGATATCGTTGTCACTGGCTATCCTGACGGGCGCGACCCGGAGAGCTTACCGAAGGTGCCATAATGCCGACGCTCAGAGAATTTCAGAGCCGAAGGCCAAACCGAATCCTGTACGAAACTATCACGTTTTACAGCCCGGTCTTTGGCTATATCAGGCTCGTTAATAACCAGATTTTTCCCAAAACGCTTGGCGGCCAGGTCTACACCCCATGCCGCATGGAGTTAACCGAAAGCCAGCAGAGCAACACGCCGATCCTTGACAGCACCGTCAAATTTGGCCGGCTGGCGCAGGACTTCAAGCAGCAACTCAAGCAGTGGAAAGCCTACTCGCGCATAACGCCCATCTCGGCGACGTACCAGCAGTTTGACGCAGCTGACATGACGACTGCCATCAAGTCGTGGACACTCTACGTCAGCGACTGCTCGATGGACGATAAAGACGTGACGTGCAGCCTGACGCGCGTTAACCCTCTCAATCGCAACGTCGGGCGGCTGTACACCGTCGAAGAATATCCGGGTCTCCAGAATGCTTAAAGACGAGTTTATATCCCGTGTGGAAGGCGTCCCCTGGAGTAACCGCGCCTGCAGCTTTGACGCTGCTGACTGCTGGGGCCTGGTGGTGCTCTATTACCGCCACGTTCTGGGGATCGAGATTCACCAGACTGTGGATTACGAATCCGGGTGCGACTTCATGACGTGCTATGACTCTGGCGTTGTCTTCTGGCAGCCGGGCGCCACGTTCACTGAGAGCGGGATCTTCGTCGCCTGGGTTGGCAGCCAGCCTGTGCATGTCGGCCTGATTGTTGATGGTCGCGCGCTGCACAGCCGCGGGGAAAATGGACACGTCCGGTTCGACGCCATCCGGACAATTCAGAAGCTATTCACCAGAGTGGAGTTTTACACCTATGCCGGTAATCGAGATTCAGCGCGTTCCGGGGATGCCGAAGGATCGGGCGGTAGTTAAAAGCGGCACAGTATTTTCAGAATGGCTTGAGCAGGAAAGTTTTCACCGCGATATCCGCATCAACGTTAACGGAAAAGAACTGCAGCCCGATGATGAACTGGAGTTTGCACTACAGGACGACGACCGGGTAATCATTTTCGACCAGCCGAAGGGCGGCGGACTTGTCGGAACGCTGCTGAACCCACTCGAGCACCTGAACCCGATCAAGTTCACCCAAAAGGTGTTGTCTTCGCTGATGCCGAAGCCAAATACGAATGCTGGCGGCGGGAATAGTAAGACCTCACCTAATAACAGCCTGAAGGGGCAGACTAACATCGCGCGAAATGGCGAAGCCAAGCCGGATAATTTCGGCCAGGTCCGCTCTTTCCCGGATTTGGCTCAGGAGTCGCTCTTTGAATATATCAGCAACCTGAAATACATCACTGAGCTGATGGTGTTCGGCCTGGGGAAATATGACGTAACGTCAGTACGTTTCTCTGAGTCGAACCTTGGATCGATGGCCGGTGCCAGCTATACCATTTACCAGCCAGGCGATGTCATCCCGGTCGTGAATGAGGGCTATCAGTTCGATGATGTCGACGGACAGGAAGTGCCAGGCCTTAACGAAAGCGACGATTTCCCGATCGAGACGGCGACGGCAAACACCATCATCAGCGGCGTATACGCTGGCGGACAGATAGCGATGAAAATCGTTAAACAGGCGGGCTTCGACTACTTCGCTGACCTGACTTTCCCGCACCCGGTCACGTTCACTATCAATGTGACGTACCCGATCACCGGCGGAACTAGAACGGAAGATGTCACGCTGTCTGGGCGCCTTATCAGCTTTGCGGAGACAAACGATGGGTCTGTTGTAAGTCCTGTTTACTATTACACTTTCACGTTCGACAACCTGAATGGTCCGTCAATCCCAATTCAGGACGCAACAATCAACACGACGAAGTTCATTCTGAACGATAACGCCGCGCTGATCGTCGGTCCGTTTTTCTCCCCTATACCTTCAAGCCAGTTGTGGCTGCATACTAACTCCGGGCTCGGCGGTAACAGCGAAACGAACTGGGTTGTAAACATCTGGAAAGTGGACAATGACAACAACCTGATCCCGGGAACGGAACAGACGTTCACCTATCGGCAGACGACGCCGCACGACTACATGTCGGAGACGTTTAATCGGACTGACAAGCTCACCCCGGCTGGCGGGTTTGGGCGCTATGCGATCACCTTCCAGAGGACGGATAACAGCAGCGACGCGAGCAAGTTGCAGGTCGAAGAGATTCATGCTGTAAACGTCAGGACGAACGTCGTTCACGCTGAAGATTCGCTGGTAATGGTGAAGGTTCGCGCTACTGAGAACGCCACAAGCGGGCGCGACAGGAAGTACAACGCACTGATCACCCGCCACGTCATCAGCTACAACATGACGACGCAGCAGGTCGACTACACGCTCAGGCCATCGCGCAAGTTTGCAGATATTGCGCTGTTTAACTGGCTGATGGTCGGGCAGCAGCCGGAGTCGAGCATTGATATTTATGGCCTGTACCAGATCCAGGCTGAAATCGACGCTATTGACCCGCGTCTGGGGTATTTCGATTTCACCTTTGACGATGAGGATGTGTCGCTCGGTTCGCGAATGGAGACCATCTGTGACGCTGCCAGCGTCTCGGTTTACGACGACAACGGCGTGCTGTCATTCACCAGAGACGGAAAAAAGACATCTGCGGCCACGATATTCAACCGCTCGAATACCAAACCAGATGGTTACTCGCTCTCCTACGACATGACGCTCCCTGGCGGCTATGACGGTGTTGAAGTGCAGTATCGCAACCCGGACACCAATAAGCAGGACTTTGTCCGATACCGGATATCCGGAAATTCCATCATTGAAGGATCGCCGGCCAAGGCGAAGAAGTTCGAAATGCTGTACGTCAGGAACAGGTTCCAGGCTGCGGAGCGCGCGCTGCGCGAGTGCAAGCGGCTTATCTACTCCCGCATGACCATGCAGGTAACAGCAATGGCGGACGGAGAGTGGGTAAACATTGGCGATATGGTTCAGGTGCCGGACACATACGACACCAACCAGCAGGCCGGTTATATCGTGTCGCGGGTCGGGAATGACTTCGAGACGAGTGAACGAATCAACTTCTCCGGAACCATGTTTGTGCAGGTCACGGATTCGTTCGGCGCCACCACGGCGCGATACCCGGCTTCTCCGCGTGCTGATACTGCGTTCGGCTTTTCGGCAGCAATCCCGAATATTGAGCTCAATCTGTTTGATGGTTTCGATGTCCAGTCACCTTCCCGATACGTCATTGCCACTACTCAGGAACTTGATGCAGGGCAGTGGACTATCACGGCTAAACAACCAGACGGAAAAGGCAGCACTGCATTAACCCTCGCCGAGTATAGCGATCTGATTTACCAATAAGCCCCATCCCGATCACCCCAACCCGGCCACCGCGCCGGGTTTTTTTATGGAATCAATATGGCTACGCAACCTACTCAAAATGCTGTACCAAGCGAATCTCCTCGAGACCTGAAATTTAACGCGGGAAAAATTGACGAGTTCGCGACTTCATTAGTTCAGCAATACATCGATCGTTTTGGTAATGCCCATTACACGATTGAAGGGCTTAGGCAATTGGCACTGCAGCAAATCTATAACCTCGGATGGAGTCTCAAAGGGTCTTTCCAGATCGGTGGTACTGTGACATCTGCTGGCGACCTATTGCAGGATGAAAGTACAAATATTTGGTACCGATGGGATGACCTGGAAACCTTGCCAAAAACCGTTCCGTCAGGCTCTACACCATCTTCGGCTGGCGGAACTGGAGAAGGGAAATGGCAGCCTGTTGAAGTCAGCGATGTTCTTCGCAAGGATCTTGCGAGCGCGATGAGCAATAAAGGCGATTCATTAATTACAGTTAAGCAACCATTTACTGGTGCCGTTGCAAGAACTCAACACGACAAAAATAAAGATGTAATAAACGTTAAAGATTTTGGAGCCAAGGGGGATGGAAGCGATCATCCACTGAGTGAGGTATTCCCGTCACTCGCATCCGCACAAGCAATCTATCCGTTTGTGACCTCCCTTAGCCAGACGCAGGACTATGCTGCTATCCAGGCTGCTATTAACGCAGCAAAAACTATCAATGCAGCGGTTTTTATCCCATCAGGCCAGTATGTTGTTAATTCAACTATTTTAGCGGATTATGCCGTATCAATGTATGGTGAAGGGGCCCAGGGGTTGAGGGATGTTTCTGCAACAAACCATTCGCCATCTCCTGTCAGGGGTACAGTTATCAATTCAAAAGTCACTTCTGGCCGGACATTATCTATTTCTCCCGCAAAATATTGCTTTGGCCTTACCCTCAGAGATTTTGCCATTTGGGGCGTACAGGGGCAATGTGACAAAGGACTGTATCTTAATGCTATTGGGTGGATGGGTATTGTATCAGGGGTTAATATCCAGAAGTTCCCCAATCAGGCTTTAGAACTTGGCTATATACAGGATACGTATTTTACAAACTGTTCATTCCTTAGCAGCGGTAATCAGACTAATCCTGCGGTAACATGCATTTCAGAATCAAATTATGTATATTGGGATGGTTGTCATTACGAGCTTACGCCGTACATGCTCAAACTTAACAATTGCTGGAACTGGTCCTGGAGTCATTGTCATTTTGAAGTAGCAAGACCTGCTGTAGATGGTGTCACTGATGATGACAGATACCATTATGCTAGTGCCTGCATAGATCTTGGAAATAGCTACAGACTTCAATTTAGTAACAATACGTACGTTCCGGTGGACGCAGCCTTCTTAGCTACTAAAAACTCTCAAGACCGTGGAAGTGTTCCTTACTTTATTTCTAGCACTGGCAATTATATTGACTTTTCAGGTGAGTCTGTAATTGCTCCTGAAGGGAGTGTTGATTTCGGTTATTTCTCAGGTGACCATGTTAACTTCCGGGGCGGTCATTTGTATAAAATGAACCCATCCAAACAATCGCTTTATATTAAAAAAGGAAAGGTTAGCGATACGACTTACGCGATTCAGATTGATGCTGATACAACCAGGCTAAACGGAATGTATGTTGGAGGTCATGCATCAAATAACACCATAGGATTCATAGGAACGGACAATGGTGTCAAACGGTCATCTGGATTTCTTCTTGGAGGAGCTTGTCAAGCAGTCGGTAACTCATATGATGAATCTAACTCTGTTTGCAAGTATCTTGATAATGCCGCCACAGTAAATGGATTTGATGGGTATGGTGTCAAGTATGTTAATATTACTGCCTCAGGTGATATTGACCTGACAAATTACCCACCGAACGCACAATTAAGAATAGCTTCTAATAATGTTACCATTAGTCATATTTATGGCGCTCCATATGGGCGCGATGTAATGATAACTACAAACAACACTGGTAGTGTCATTGCATACTCATCAGATAACATCCTTACCGCTGGGGCAACTAACTATTCTCTTGGTCAATACCATACCGCAATATTTAAATGTGTTAATGCTGGCATTAGTGTGTTGCAGCAGATAGGTTAGTTTCATAGTTAAAGGTTGTTGAATGTGTGCTATCATCGCTCAATCTTTAAATTTTGTGATGTTAGAAAATGAAGCACATTCAACAACTTGATGGATTAAGGGCGTTTAGTGTATTGGGTGTAATACTTTACCATCTGGGAGTCCCTGGCTTTGGTATGGGTTGGCTAGGGGTTTCTTTTTTCTTCGTTTTATCCGGGTTTCTTATCACCAGGATACTTATTGAATCAAAGGAAAGTAATAACTTCTTCTCTAACTTCTATATAAGAAGAAGTCTTAGAATATTTCCGTTATATTATCTTTATATTTTTATAGTATTCATCTATTGCCTATACTTTGATGTTCAGGGAGTGAATAACTGGCTTTATTATGTCTTTTATTTGCAGAATTACACAATGGCATGGAATGGATTTGCGTATGTTCCAGGGCAGGAGTTTGGTCACACGTGGTCTTTGGCTGTTGAAGAGCAATTTTATTTACTCTGGCCGCTTGTTGTTTTTCTTTGCAACAGGAATCTTATTATTATTTCAGCCATAATGCTTTCATGTGTGGCGATTGCATCAAGATTTTACCTTGCTGAATACACTTCAATAGTTTCTTTTGCTCCTCTATTCTCAACAATGGATACGCTACTAATTGGAGCTATCATTGCTGTTATCTCTGTAAATAAAAGAGCAATGAAAATATTTTCATGCGCATTACTTGCTGTGGGCCTGTTCTGGTTCATATCGGTAGTTAAATTTGGTGTGCTTATATATGGTTGGCACAAAGGGATTGAAGCGGCTAATCAAAGTCTTTACCTTTCATCAAGCATTTTATTTGCAGGTGTAATAGGGGTCATCGCTTCTGGGGTAGTGAAAGCTAAATTCCTTACCATTGCACCATTAATTTATCTTGGGAAGATAAGTTATGGGCTATACCTGTGGCATCCATTTGCAATTCAGGTTGTGGACTCACTGCAGTACCGTGGTCATTTATTGTGGATAACTGGGCCAATGGTTTTGGCATCTAAACTGGCCCTTACTATCGCAATTTCTGCACTTTCATTTAAGTTTTTTGAGCTTCCATTCCTCAGGATGAAAGACAGGTTCACAAAGAAGTGATGCTCCAGAGCCCACCGATGTGGGCTTTTTTATGCATGGCTCTTGATCGACGCCACCGATCAATAATACTGTATACATATACAGTTTAGATTGGAGGGGCGTCATGGGATTCCCGAGTCCGTCAGCAAACATGCAAGCCGCTTTTGTTGTAGCAACAGAGCAATTTCTTCCGCCATCAGCAAGCATTGTCGAAACGCAGGAAGGCTATGATGTCATTGATAACCGAGCACAATTCAAGCGCGGAGACACTTTGCTTATCTGGTTTTGCGGCCGCCAGCAGCATGCGTACTGGGCCGGTGACTCGCTCATAACTGATGATGGTGAATCCATCGAGGGTGAGTCATTGGATGACGTTCGACTTGTCGGTGTTGTAACGCACACTATTCATAGGGTATCAGCAGACAACAACCCCTTCATGTAGTATTTAAAATGAGCGATCAGCGCATTTCTTCCTGAAATTTACAAACACCAAAATTCCAACAGCGTTACAGGCTTAGAAACGAAGCGGCTATGAAGTAGCCAGCCACACACGAATGCCCGTCTTGATCAGCGCCTCAGATGAAACTACTGTATATAAAAACAGTATTCGAGGTGAGCATCATGGAGTTCTTCAGACCGGCAGAGTTACGCGAAATTATTGCTATCCCACTGTTCAGCGATTTGGTGCAATGCGGGTTCCCAAGCCCGGCAGCCGACTACGTGGAGCAGCGTATCGATCTCAATGAGTTGCTTGTGTCCCATCCTAGCTCAACGTATTTCGTAAAAGCCGCCGGCGACTCGATGATTGAGGCCGGGATCAGCGACGGCGATCTGCTGGTGGTGGATAGCTCGCGTACCGCTGAGCATGGTGACATTGTCATCGCCGCTGTGGAAGGGGAGTTCACTGTTAAGCGCCTGCAGCTGCGCCCGACAGTCCAGCTAATTCCGATGAATAGCGCTTACTCACCGATCATTGTCGGTAGCGAGGACACGCTCGATGTGTTCGGCGTCGTGACTTTCATCGTTAAATCTGCGAGCTGAACATGTTTGCGCTCTGTGATGTGAATTCGTTCTACGCATCATGCGAGACGGTGTTCAGGCCAGATCTGAGAGGGCGCCCGGTTGTTGTTCTCTCGAACAATGATGGCTGCGTAATCGCGCGCAGTGCCGAGGCCAAGGCCGCTGGAATTACAATGGGAGAGCCTTTCTTCAAGCAAAAGGACTTATTTCGGCGCGCTGGCGTTGTTTGCTTCAGCAGTAATTACGAGCTTTACGCTGATATGTCGAATCGGGTAATGACGACGCTTGAGGAAATGAGCCCCCGCGTCGCAATTTATAGTATTGATGAAGCTTTTTGCGACCTGACAGGCGTCAGGAATTGCCGGGACCTGACGGAGTTCGGCAAAGAGATCCGCGCGACAGTTCTGAAGCGTACACATCTGACTGTCGGGGTTGGCATCGCGCAGACTAAAACGCTCGCTAAGCTGGCAAACCACGCCGCCAAGAAATGGCAGAGGCAGACTGGCGGGGTGGTTGATTTGTCCAATATCGACCGGCAACGTCGGTTGTTGACTATCGTGCCTGTAGAGGATGTGTGGGGCGTTGGCAGGCGCATAAGCAAGAAGCTAAACGCCATGGGTATCAAAACGGCTCTGGACCTATCTGAGCAGAGTACGTGGATTATTCGAAAGCACTTCAATGTCGTCCTGGAGCGAACGGTTCGGGAGCTGCGCGGCGAACCATGTCTTGATCTGGAGGAGTTTGCGCCGGCAAAGCAGGAAATCGTCTGTAGTCGTTCGTTCGGCGAACGCGTTACCGAGTACGAACAGATGCGCCAGGCTATCTGCAGTTATGCGGCGCGTGGCGCAGAAAAGCTTCGCGGCGAGCATCAGTATTGCCGCTTTATTTCTGCATTCGTGAAAACCTCTCCCTTTGCACTTAACGAGCCATACTACGGCAATAGCGCCTCAATGAAATTGCTCACGCCAACGCAGG